CCGTGATGTCCGTGTCGAGCGGCGCCTGCCTGTGGTCGTAGTAGAGGCCTCGCGAGGCTTCCTTCTTGACCTTCCCGGCTTTCACCAGCTCATAGAACCGAGCCGTGTTCTCTGCGACTGACCGCTCGCCGATCGTGAAGGCGTTCGGTGTCTCGATCGTCAACCCGCCGAGTTTGTCGGCGTTGGACCGTAGCGTCTTGGCGAGCTTCGGCCCGCCGTTGCCCGGGAGCCAGGTCTCCGTCTGGTCCATCACGGCCATTACGGCTTTGGCGCCCTTGACGGAGGTCGCCGAGGACGTGCGCTTCTCGATACGGCCTCGGCGCAGGGCGACGAAACTGTCCATCGGGTCGATGCCGTACTCGTCCTCAGCGGGAGAGCCCCTCAGCATTTCCAGGAGCGGATCCCATGTGTTCGCCGTCTGATCGTCAGTCGTTGCCGTTACCTGCACGAGCGGCGTTCGCCGCGTCGACCACGGCACACCGACCGGCTGGCCCTCAGCATCCCACCCGTCGCACAGGACAGGCCCCATCGCTTCGGCGCAGCAGATCGCTGCGAGGAACGGCGACTTGCCCCAGCCACGAGGGCGCGAGAGGACGGCGCGCTGCTTGAGTCGGCGCCCTGTCTGCGGGTCCAGCTCGTACACATGGACGAGGAAGTCGAGCTGCTCTTGCGTCGGCACGAACGGGATCAGCTCGTCCTTGTCCGGCGTGAGTAGATATGCGGTCATCCAGTCGGCGACGTCATAGCCGAGCGTTGGAAACTCGTCCTCTTCGTCGATTGGCTGCCAGGGCATTACTGCACCGCCTTGAGGACTGTCTTTCGCCCCCTTGCACGAGACGAGACCGGCAAGGCCTCAGCGGCTGGGCCGTCATCTTCCAGGCCGTCCGCGACGGCGAACTGGATCCGCAGTCTGGCGCGGTCCTCGGGCGTCGCACCAAACTTAGCGACGCGCAGACGAAGCTCTGCTGCGACCTTGAAGTCGCCCTTCCAATACAGGGCATGCAGATAGGCCGTGTCCATGAGGAACGCCCAGTCTGTCTCGGTGTACTCGGCAGATAGAGGGGACTCACCCCACATCTTCCACCAGCGCTTCGTGATCGTCGGCCAGTTGAAGCGCTTCTTCTTCGGGACGCCGAACTCGTCGACGACGACCTGCTCGATAGTCGGAAGCGCCGGCTGCTCGACAGGCTGAGCCGTGATGATCCGGAGCACCTGCGGATCCTTGTTCCGACGAGCGCGAGAGCCTTCCGGCTTCGGCGCGGGACCGCGACCAGCCACACAGATCACCCCCACCTATTCAGCAGAATATCAACGAATTAAGCGTTACAATAGGACACATGAAAACGTGCGAACACTGCGGACGCCAGCTCAAAGCCTGGGCGCGAGCCGACGCGCGCTTTTGCTCGACCCGCTGCCGAGTCGCTCATCACCGCTCGACCCGAGCCGACGAAGCCGCCGGCCTCCCCGTCGAGCTGACCGTCCGCGCCCGCTGGGTCAACCACGTCAACAAACGGCCCATGTGCGCACGCACGGGCGCGTGGGCATCCGTCACCGATCCGACGACCTGGAGTACGTTTGAGGCCGCGAGCGCGACCGGCGCGCCCCTCGGCTTCGTCCTCGGCGACGGCGTCGGCTGTATCGACCTGGACGCCTGCCTCGACGAGAACGGCATCCCCAATGAGGCGACGCGGACGCTCCTTGCGTACTACGAGGGCTCCTACGTCGAGCTCTCCCCGTCAGGACGGGGCCTGCATATCTGGGGCACCGCAGCCCCACGCCGCGGCTTCAAGCGCGAGTGGAAAGGCCAGCGGATCGAGTTTTACTCGACTGGCCGATACATCACTATCACCGGCAATGTGTATCAGCCGGGAGCGCTCCTGCCCCTGTAACCAACGCCCGCGCCCTCACGCGCTGAGGTCGGGTTTCGCGCAGCGTATCAACGAAAAGTACGCCCCCGAAAATCTCCAGACCCGTACAAACTCAAACCTACAGCTCTTGACGGTGATGCGAGGGTGGGGGGAGGGGGTCTCCGGTGGGTGGGTCAGCCGATGAGGCCGGGATGCTTGCGCTTGCGCGGCTGGTTTTTCTGCCGCTCAGCTGCCAGCGCCGCAGCAGCTTCCTGCTGCGTCTTACGTTTGTGATGCCAACGGCAAAGCCACTGGAGGTTCACCGCGCGGTGATCGTCACCTGGCTCGATGTGATCGCAGTCTGTACCTGCAGCTGGGCATCGTGTGCCGTCGTGCAGCATTGCTTCACACCTGCCGGCTGCGCGATCGCGAACGAAGGCGCGGCGCTCTTCCCAGTCATCAGGCAGACGGGCAGCGCGGTCCGAGGTCTCCCATGCCATGCCCGCCCCTCTCAGCCCGTATGCACTGACCCCCGCTCCACCGGGGCCGATGGGAGCGGGGGTCAGTACAAGTGCGCGGATTGCCGTTAAAGCAGAAGCCCCTCGCTTACGCTCAGGGCCACACTAGGAGAATACGCCGTGACAAGCCCTTCTGCAAGCGACACGCGCCTACATCCGACGTGTCGCCAGCCTCTCAATATCCCCGACCCTGTAGAGCCGATCCCCGCCCCTCCGCGCCCGGGGTGCCAGCTGCCCCCGCTGCGTCCACTTCCGGACAGTCGGATCCTTGATCTGCACGCCCGCCAGGATCTCCGCGACGCGGGTCGCCCGCGAGCGTGGCAGCAAAGACTCACGAGCTTTCGAGAGGAGTCGCTCCCAGGCTTCGCCGATCTGCTCGACCGCTCCGCACTCCCGGCAGGTCGTCGCCTCCTCATCTGGATCGCGTACGAGAAGATCAGCGTCGCACTGACTGCACGAGCCGACGTAGACGAGACGCTGTCTGCCGGGGGAGGCGAGACGCTCAAGGCGCGCGACTGAGTACAGTACTTCGTCTGCGCATTGCTCGGCTTCCGACCACCTGCGGAGCTTGTCCTCATGCAGGTCGAACACACGCGCGACCATCCACCAATCGCCAGGCCGCACCCAGTAGGACGGCCCCATCACGTGCGATAGGAGGAGTGTCGCCCAGGTGAGGATCGAGTCGCACATCTCGTCGACCTCGATCATGAGCGCCAGGTTGAGCGGGGCTCTCGACGAGGGGACACCCGCGCCGCCTACCTGCTCGCCTGTGCGCACGCCGTGCGACGCAGCGTAGGCGAGATCACTCATCAGGCCTGGCATTGATGCGGTCGCCACGCGGACGCGGGCCGCGCCGCCGCGAGAGAGGAACTCTCCGTCGAGGAGAGGCTCACCCGTCACCGAGCAAACCCTGCGGTCGCTGTGTTCAGTCATCGTAGCCCTCCACCCATGAGGCGAGCTGATCGCGAGTACATTCGATGAGTCCGCGTCGCGCGAGCATCGAGCCGCCGCCATCGTGCATAAAGACAGTCACCTCTTCTTTGCCGGGGACCATGACCTCAGCGCAGATCACCCACGCCCCGGTCACTGCTTGGTCTCCGTGCCCTGCCTGTACCAGTGCTGAGAGTGCATCTTCTACCTTGCCCCTCAGCTCTTCCTTCTCGGTCACCTTCTTCTCCTTCTACGGTTCTGCCTGTTGGTTTTCTGCTGAGGTGTGCGCGGGTGCCCGGCCTGGTCCTTCCCGGCCTGGCCCGTGCCTGCCCTTCCCTTGCCTGCCTGGCCCGTCCCGTCCCTACCCGACCCGAGAGTATTCGGCTTGATACCCTTCGACGTCGGACTATGGTTCGGACTTGAGTCCGGACTACGTCGAATACGCGGACCCTCGGACGCGCGTCTCTCGGACGCGCCGGGGTCACGCACAGCAGCCTCAGCGGGGCCGCTGGAGCCGCGCCCGGGTTCAGCAGGTGCTCCGGACCCTCGGCCCGGGAGAACGCCCCTCGCGGGCGTCTCTGAGGCGGGGTCAACGGGCGTGCCCGGATCCACGGACGGCACGGCTTCATATCCGCACCTGGTAAGGAACTCAGCCGACCACACTCCGTAATAAGGCGTGGACGGAACGGGACGCAGCGGCGAGGCCGCGTCGAACGCTTCGCGCGCATGACCGCGCGATGAATTGCACTCATGGCACGCGACCACGAGACCATCGACTGGAGCGTCCCCCAGCGAGTCCGGATCGACGTGATCGAGCGTGCCGAAGTTGTTGCCGATCGGGCCGGTCCAGCGCACGAGCTTGCCGCAGTAACGGCACTGATCGCCGTCGCGGAAGATCACAGCAGCTTTCTTGTCCTTGTCGCGGTTCTCCCGCGACCGTGCGCGGCGACGCATGACCTCCTCACGGGGCTGGATATGAATGAACTCTTCATCCGTGAACAAGCGCAGTTTCTTCGCGCCGTCCACCTCAACCCACGTGAGCAGTTCTGCGGCCACCGCCGCATCGATGAGGCGCACAACCCGCGAGCGCTCGCCGTCGCGGAAGGCGGCGCCTCTCTCGATGATTCCGTCGGTTAGGTGCTTGGCCGAGTAGGTCGCGAGTGCCATGAGGAAACCGAACATCTCGATGATCGAGATGTCCTCGGCCCCCTCCACGTCGAACAAGCTCATGAGCTTCGGGTGGCTCAGCGCTTCGTCGCCGACTCGGACCCATGCCATTAGTCGTCCTCCTTTACGGTTGTTTTCTTGATCTCCGTCTGTTCCCAGTAGTCCTCCGGGAACAAGTCCCGGGGCCGGAACTCCGGGAAGTTGCGCCTCATCCAGTCGCGCTCGGTTTTCCGCTGGTATTCAGCCTCAAACCGCCGGAAGCACGGCCTGCAACGCGCGTGCCCTGCAGCGAGAAGCTCACCGCAGTCTGGGCAGTGTCGCTCCATCAGAACGGCGGCTCAGACGGGGCAGCAGGTGCTCCCCACGGGTCATGCTGCGGAGCCTCCTGCCCCCACCCAGCAGCGCCGCCAGAGGCCGACGCGCTCGCGGACGGCGCGCTCGCGGCCTGTGCCTGAACGCGGGTGACCTGTGCGCGGGCGCGGCGCAGGGATGGGCCGACCTCGTCGACCTGCAGCTCAACGACCGTTCGGCGTTCGCCCTGCGGGGTTTCGTATGAGCGCTGGGTGAGGCGACCCTGAACGATGACGCGCATGCCCTTGCGCAGCGATTCGGCGACGTTCTCAGCGGTCTCGCGCCACACGGAGCAGCGTATGAAGAGGGTGTCGCCGTCGCGCCACTCGCCGGCGTTACGGTCGTAGGTTCGGGGGGTTGAGGCGACGGTGAAGTCGGCGACTGCGGCGCCGGACTGCGTCCAGCGCAGTTCGGGGTCAGCGGTCAGGTTACCGATGACAGTGATGACGGTTTCTCCGGCCATTACTTGCTCTCTTTCTTCTCAGTGTCCACATACACGCGGACGCGGACCTCATACATCGGGAGGTTCAAGTGCTTCCCCGCTAGGCGATCTGCGATCACCGTGTGCGGGCCGTGGAGGAACCGATCCGAGTCGTCAGGCAGGAGCCCGGCGTCGATCAGTCCATCCATGAGCGCCTTTACCGTCGGCGCGAGGTTGCTGCGGTCACGCCGCCGCCTGTCCGGATACGCGAACTCCATCTCCACTCGAGCGTGCGTCAGTCCGAGGCGCGCGACGCCTTCACCCTCACGGCCAAGCAGGTATCCCCACTGGCGGAGCTGCTTCGTGAGCTTCGCCCGCGCCGCCCAGTGCATCTTGTCGTTTGCGGTAATGAGCTTGCCGCGCGTCAGCGGCAAGACTCGTGATTCCCACACCAGCTGCGAGGTCATCCCAGATCCTCCTCCGTCAGCTGCTCGCCCGGCTGCGTGTACCAGGCAAGGAAGTCCTCCTCAGTCCTGACCGAGAGCCTCATGCTTCCGGGCCTAGCGAAGATCACGTCACCCTCCAGCGCCCAAATTACGAAGCTATGCCCGCACAGCATTACCTTCCCCTCGGGCGTGAAGCTCACGCGCATCCGGGCGCGAAGTGCGATCTCGTCCGCGTTATCGCGAGTCAGGCGAACTGCGCGAACGATCGCGCGCTCTTGAAAGTCGTGTACGTCGGCGAGATCCTTCAGCGGGTCGAGGTTGCTCATGCTGCCTCCTTAAGGGCGATCTTGGTGAGCTGGTAGATAGCGGCGGCGCCTTGCTGCGGAACGACGCCGTTCCCGAGGAGTCTGAGCTGTTGCTCGCGCGTGAGGCCGAGATCTTCGCCGGTCACATGCCCTTCGGGTAATCCCATGAGCCATTCGACGAAACGAGTCGAGAGCCGTGCTCGCCCCCCCTCGCGCGACGGCGGGACAGTCGGAGCCGGAGCCGGGCGACCGAGCACCTGCTCCCAGCGCGCGAGCGCGGGCGCGTACATGCCAAAATCGGTGTACTCAATCCGCGTCGCGAGCTTCGTCGCTTTTTCAGGCGGGCGCCCGCTCGTCCGAGGAAGGCCCATAATCGCATCCGATGCTGACGGTGTCGGCATCAGATCACGAGCCACCTCGTGCAGATTCGCCCCGTAGCCGGTCGAGGACGCCGTCGCGTTCGTCGCCTGCGGCGTCGGCAGCATCTGCACCGGCTGCGAGAGGCTCATGCCCGTCCCCTCCTGATGACGACCGGCCTTGTGGTCCGACGCAGTCGGCGTCGAGATCAGAGCGCCAGGTGCTCGATCTGATCCGCGAGACTCACCGAGTGCCCGCCCTCCCTGCGTTTCTGTGGAGGCTGTGAGCCCCCGCAGCTTCCAAGGTTCGCCTGCGGGGTGGCTAGTAAGGAACAGACGCTCTCGCTGGTGAGGGGCGCCGACGTCGGAAGCTCGCGCAACACACCATTGCGCGTCATAGCCGATTGAGGCCAGGTCTCCGACCACACGGCCTGCCGCTCTGAGAGCAGGTCCATCTGTTCGGTCTCCCAGCAGTCGCGATTCTTGTTCCACCAGACTGTAGGCTCCACTTGTCAGCGCTCCTCTCACGTTTTCCCACACGACCAGACGCGGACGCAGCGTCTTGATCGCCTCGAACATCGACTCCCAGAGGCCCGACCTCGTCCCCGAGGCCATGCCCGCACGGCGACCTGCGAGGCTCAGATCCTGACACGGCGAGCCGCCGCAGATAATGTCTACCGGCTCCACTGTCGACCAATCGACCTGCGTAATGTCCCCTAGATTCGGGACACTCGGCCAGCGCACCTCAGCCAGCCTGCACGGCCCCGGCTCAACGTCACTCGTCCAAGCGACCCGAGCCGCCGGATCAAGCGCCATGCGGACTGCCATGTCCAGACCGCCGTAGCCGGTGAACAACGATCCGATGGTGGTCATTGCGCGTCCACCTCGTCCCGTTCCCACATCCTGTAGTAGGGGTTCTCGAATTCGCGCTCCCCGCGCGGGTTTGCGATCTCCAAGAGGACATCCGCATGACACGGCTGCTCAGCGGGACACCAGCATGCGAGATCGAAGCCCCAGAGATTCCGCGCCGCGCACCCAGCGACGAACCGCCCCTCTGCCGCGTGCCTGATCCACTCACGACAC